TAATATAAAAAAACATTTTAGTATGAATATGAGCCTGGATGTTATTTTAAAACAGAGGTACGGAATTCGTACATGTATGATGACAGAAGTAGAACAAGACATGTTTGAAACAAAGTTACTTGATCAACACGAAAATACAGACACATCATTATTGATTCGGAGAGCCAGATTATATGAAGCTATACCGAGATTATTAGATAATAGATATACTGTTGTTATAATAGAGATTATATCAAAAATTCCATGTTTAAAGGATGTCACCGCTGTTCATTTGCCTGTTCAGTCGTATTTAAATACTCCTCCCCTATTTAATTAATTTAAAGATTAAAATAGTAATGTTTTAGAGTTGGTGTTACAGTTGGTGTTATATTATTGTTGGTGAACATTGCAATTATCCAATGACAAATTTAACGGAAGAATATTTGGCATATTGTGAAAAGTATACAAAAGAATATGGAAATAACACATGTGTATTGATGCAAATAGGCAGTTTTTATGAGATGCAAATGGTAAAGGATGGAAATATTTTTGATGTATCCAGACTGTTGAATATACAAGTTACCAAGAAAAACAAGAGTATAGCTGAAGTCAGCAAAAGGAACCCCTACATGGCTGGATTTCCAAAACATTCATTGCCAAAATTTTTGCCAGTTCTCATTGAAAACAATTTTACAGTTGTAGTTATAGAACAAGATGAAGTAAATAAGAAATCACGAAATGTTACTGGCGTGTATTCACCAAGTATACAACCATTGGAATTTGATTGCAATGGCAACGGTGAGGGTAATATAGGAAGTTTTGTATCTGTATATATAGATATATGCGAGCACAGTGTTTGTTTCAGTGTTTGTAATGTAAACAATTTTACAAATACATTTGATGTTTATGAGAATGGTACTTGTGACAAAAAAATCACTATAGATAATGTACTAGACGATATGATGAAAATACTTGTTAGATATTCATGCAATGAATATATATTCAATGTGAAAAGTTGGAGTTATGTTAACAAGAAACAAACAGTTTCGAAGCTTTTAGATTTTAAAAAAAGCTACGTCATCGATTACCTTAATCTACATGGAAAACTCGTTCATTGGAAAGAACTTTCAAATGAAAACAGCTCGGAAAGGGGTTTAGATTATCAAAACCACTTTTTAAAAACTGTTTATACGCATGTGAATTTTGGGTTGTTAAGTCCAATTGAGTATTTTGATATGGAAAAGTTCAGTTCAGCTATAATTAATACCATCTATGCCCTTGAATTTTTAAAAAAACATAATGAAAAATACTTGATAAATATTGCTCCTCCTAAAATGGTACACGATTATGATTTTGTTACCCTAGAAATGAATACTTTACAACAGTTGTCTGTCATTTCATCTGGCCGGGATGGTCAATTGAGTTTATTTGATATTCTAAACAAAACAAAAACATCTATAGGTAAGAGAGGCCTCAAAACATTATTATGTAAACCTTACAAATCCGAAAGTGAAATCATAAGACGATATCAATTTTCAGATGCATTAAATACAATTAATAATAACAATTTTTTAAAGATTATCAAATACCTTTCGGATATTTCTGATTTTGAAAGATTGTATCGTAGGCTAAGTCTTGGTGTTCTTCATCCATATGAGTTTGTTAATTTTTATGACAGTTTGCTTACGGTCTCTGAATTGAATAAATTTCTACAAGACTTTGAACAAATTACTTCAGAATGTTTGGATAGACATGTATACGAACAAATTATGCTTTTCTTTCATAAAAGTAACGAAACTTTCGATTTAATAGAAATGAAAAAGTACAACCTAAATGACCAATTAAATAATTTTTTCCAAAAGGGGAAACAGCCTTGTATAGACGACATACAATTTAAACTTGACAACCTAGAACAAGAAGTCGATGCATTGAGAACTCAACTAGAATCCAAAGTTGACAAGATGGTACTGAAAACCACATACACTGATACAGATGGTTATTTTTTTACATGTACCAAAATTCGAGGACAATGTCTCAAAGCCAAAATTGATTCGAGCGAATATGATTTTAAATATATGTCAAATACATGCAAAATAACTAGTTCTGGTCTATCAACTATTTCTAAGAAGATGATTAATCTGCGAGATCTCCTTAATAAAAAAATTCGTATACTGTATATTCAACAGTTAGAGTTGTTCTCTAAGGATTTGGAAAAATCTATTGTCCATGCAAAGTATTTTGTTGAGCTATTAGATATATGTCAATCAAACGTTAAATGCAAGAAAGATTATGGTTATTGTAGACCTGAAATAAATAGCGATGACAATTCAGAAAGTTTCTTGATTGCAAAAGCCATACGTCACCCAATCATTGAAAGAATTAATCAAGAAACCACTTACATCCCTAATGATATTATTCTAGGTAGCGAACAAAGAGGTATTATACTGTATGCTTTGAACTCATGTGGTAAGAGTAGTTTATTGCGTTCTGTAGGATTATGTACAATAATGGCACAATGCGGATTATACGTCCCATGTTCACAATTCTCTTATAAACCTTTTTCATGTATAGTATCCCAAGTTGACCTCCAAGACAATTTTTGGAAAGGGCATAGTTCTTATATTACTGAAATGCGAGGGTTACGAAAAATATTGCAAGTTTCGGATGAAAATACATTGGTACTCAGCGATGAACTCACAAAAGGTACTGAGGTACATTCTGCAACATCTATTTTTGCAGCAGCAGTTCTAGAACTTTTAAAACGAAAGTCCAAGTTTATCTTTACAACACATTTACAAGATGTTGCAAAATTAGATGAAATCAATAATAAAAAAGATCTTTGTATAAGCCATCTCAGTGTTAATGTCGTCAATGACAATATCATTTTTGAAAGAAAACTAAAGCCAGGTCCATGTAGCGAATTGTATGGATTGGAAGTTGCAAGAGCAGTAGGACTTGACAAAGAACTAATTGAAATGTCTTTTGCAATTCGAGACAAATTGTTAAATAGAAAGTCTACCTTGGCAAGTGACAAACGAAGCAGGTACAACAAAAAAAAAATCCTAGAAAAATGTGAAATTTGTAATTATTGTCCTGTTAAAGCGACCGACATTCCGTTAGATACTCATCACATAAAATTTCAATGTTCGGCGGACATTAATAATTTTACCGAACATTTTCATAAAAATACAAAATCTAATTTGGTTTGCCTTTGTAAACAATGTCACGTCAGTGTCCATCAAGGTGCAATTATTATACACGGTTATCGTCAATCAACTAGCGGTATATTCTTAGAATACGAAAGAAGCAAACTAATTCCGTCTTGAACCAATTTTTATGTTGTTTTGTTATGCAATTGATTGCATAATGACACAAACGATTTTACAAACGATTCTATAGTAAATGGGGTTTTGTCCAGTTTTTTTATATACAAGTACGCATTCCTTATATTGGAACTTTTGCTTAATAATTTATCTAGGTCTTTCATTAAATTATTTGTGTCTCTAGGATTTGACGTTAGGTACAGCGGATATTTAGGTCCTAGAATTTCGACAACGGGTGGAATTTTATTGATAATTATTGGCGTGTTTCTCACAATGCATTCTATAAGAGTATTGATTGCCGAAGCATCTATTAATGTTATACATACCAAATTTTGTGATAATAATTCATCGTACGCTTTGTCATCTAAATGTTCATTTATACACTCTACACTATTTACTTTTAATTTTACATCTTCAAAAAATTCTCTATACCAATTATTTTTAATTTCTTCACTACTGCTCATCGGAGTACTAATAAACTTTCCAGAGATGCCAATAATATTGTGAATACTACTATTTTGAACTAAAATGTTATTTAAATTTGCTAAAAAGGATTCTTCGGGGTAATAATTGTTGTTATACTTTCCTTTAATTAATTTTTTTTGTAATGTGATTTTTTCATTTTTGAAAAAAGAATACCTGAATCTAATTGGTGAAGGTATCACGTAGTTATAGAAAGCATAGGTATTTCTTAACCACCCACCAACATGTAATATTGATTTTGATTGGTTTTGTCGAAATTTCTCCAATTTAAAAAAATTTTGTTGCATGGGAATCTCTGTAGGATGGAAAAGTTTATGAACATTAATATTAAAACCAAGCCTGTTCAACTCATTGTTTAGTTTTTCTTTCAAATCATTGGACAATACTATCAATCCTTTACAAAATTGCAAAGATTGTAAAAAAGATGTATTTTTCAATAAAGCTACACAATTGTAAATGCTAAAGGTTTCATCAAAGGTATGATGTATAAATCCTATCCACGGAGTCTTATATGGAACCAATCCAATAACTTTGTTCAAATCGTGATTCCAGTGAAATGTTCTGTCTATGTACATATCTAGTAATAATGGAGATTTGTCATTATGTAAATGTTTTATTCCATCATATACATATTGCCATCCAGACCGATGCGCACCAGAATAATCAATTTGATCTATATACTGAATGTTGAATAACCCATATTGATTACTCTCTAACTTTCTAGGAACTTTGTTTTTTTCATTTTCACATACCCATAGCCATTCTTTATGTATGTCGTAGTTTTCTTCAAACATTTTATTCAATAATCCGTAATTATATTCAGAGTTAGGAATTCCGGTCAAATAATAGGAAACTATTTGAACTATAATATTTTGCAAGTATGAATCAGTCACTTTTGTAAAATGTGTTACTTTTCCATTTGTTTTATCATATGCGAATCTATTAATAGTACACTTAATTTGATCAAATTTAGCATTTGTTTCATCTATTACTTTGTTTTTCTTGTCAGATTTAGTTGAACTATTTTTTTCATATTCCAACAAGATTTTAATTAATTTCGATACACAAGGGATAGAATCCCTGACAAGATTATTTTTTATTTGTGTTAAACTTACACTAACATTTTTTAAATTTTTGACAATGCCGTTAATTTTGTTTGTTATATTTTTTACGTCAAAAGACATATCGTTTGGAATTCCAATACTGTTTGTTTTTAATCTATGGCTGTAATTACTATTGTATTCAATATCAAGTAATAGATTGTCTATTTTTCTTGTTGTATATATAGGAAACATGGGTGTAGAAGCATAGATGGAAAATAAAACTGCATGAAAGCGCATTGGAATACACATGTCCGATTCCTCCATGAGTTTTATACATTCGACCTCGGTCAATTTATGTGAAATATTGATTAGTCTGTCTTGAGATACACTTGACTTACTCCGTATATAATTAATGATGTCTTGTTGTATTAGAATATCATTCTCAGATTCATTGTGTTTGTTTGTATTAAATGGTATAAAAACTAATTTTGCATTGTGTTCGGTACAAAGGTCAATTAACATTTCTCCAAAACTTTTTAAAAAATTATAGTATTCCTCTTGGTATTCTATATGAAACACATGTCTTGACAAGCAAATTGAAATTGTAAGACCATCACCGTCATTTTTTTTATTAATTTCACCGTTACACAATAAAACCGATATGTCTGGTAGATAATATATTTTTTCGTTTGGAAAATGGTTTGATAAGAACTTTAAATCTTGTTTTGTTCTTAAAAAAATATAGTCTATAAAATCTAACTTATGTGATTCTACAACGTATGACAAAAATGGTATTCCGACTGAAACGGCTATTACAATATTTTCCTCATTAACAAATTTATTATGTAATTTATCTATAAAGTATTTAGATAGTATGTCTCCACCACCTATTACAATGATGTCATCTTTTTGAAATGTGTACTCTTCAATTTTGTCACAATCAATAAAATCAATATTGCATTTTATATGTAAAGGTAAATATTCATTAAACATTCGTTTAAAAGAAACTTTATATTGTTCATCTCCGGTATTACTATGATCATAATAACCTATAATCCTTATGTCTTTCTGTATTAATTTCATCCTAATTTATTAATTGTTTTTAAAATAAATTAAAATGTAATCTCAATATTTACAACATGTATAATTGTACTGTATACTTTCATTATCTTTATTATTTTGAAGCTTAAACTGACTTATTACCTCATCATCATCACATGCCACATTATGTCTATCCAAGTATACTAACTTTCCATAACCACCACCATGATCAGATGATTGAGTGCTTACATTTCTACATTTCAATGTGGCTTTTGCCGGTCTACAATTGAAATTGTAATTCCAGTTTGAACCAGACCGAGTTAAATTAAATCCAGTTAAGACATTATTCGCTCCACAATCTACATTGTGTTTATCTAATAAAACCACTTTACCATCGCCGCCCAGGAAAAGGGGAGGGTCCATTGAGGTCTGTTGTGTGGAATTATTAATACTATCACCAAGATCACCTTCTGAGCAATTATTTTCATAATATATAGTGTTGTTATCTCCTCTTTTCAATTGAAACCTATTCAGTGCTGCACCATCATAACAAGATACATTTTGTCTATCTAGGTAAACTGCTTCATTACCATCATTATCATTTGGTGCTAAACTAGACTTGGATGTGGATCTATTGATTGCGCCTAAATGAAACTTTTTTGTCGTTCCCGTTGTTCCTGTCGTTCCTGTCGTTCCTGTCGTTCCTGTCGTTCCCGTTGTTCCTGTTGTTCCCGTTGTTCCTGTCGTTCCCGATGTCCCCGTCGTTCCCGTCGTGTCCGTCGTTCCATAGAAATAGTACCCGCCTCCTGCAATTAAACTTGAACTACAAATTGACAATACAAAAGCTATTACTATAACAATTAGCATTTTTTTATCCATCGTATTTTAGATTTTTTTACTATTAAGTACAATGGATAAAAAAAAATATTAGAAATTTGAATGGGGTTACCACTTGTGATTTTTATACACATCGAACAGTAAGTCTTCGAATTCATTTGTAAATTCTTTATAATTACATACATGTCCGTTAACAAACTGGTCTCTGACATATTCTTTTAATTTATGGAGCTCTTGATGATTGTTTGCAAACGTAACTGCCATTTTGATGTATTCTTCTTCTGAATATGTGATATATTCTTTGAGTCCGCTATTTTTCATCAGACTGGACGTGACATTCTGAGAATGATAATGTCTGATATTATCAAACAATGTCAGTACAGGTACACCCATCATTAAACTTTCACAACTAGTTGTGGTTCCAGAATAAGGGAATGTATCTAATGCTATATCTAATTTGTTATAGTCGTCAAGATGCTCATTGTATGTATCTGAGTAATTCAAAATCTCAATTCTGTCAAGTACGGATTGGTCCTTGAACGTGTCTAAAAACTGTTTCTTAATCTTTGGAGTCAAAAATTCTTTTGTTTTCATAATTAGTCTTGCAGTTGGAGCACGTACTAATATTTGCTCCCATATCCCTATTACTTTACTATTAATTTTATTAAATCTATTGAAACAACCAAAGGTAATATAATTATTTTCCATACATGGTTGTGTTTTTAATGGAAGTATGTTTTTGATACCCATACTTGGTGTATATGCTAGAAAACTGTGCTTCATAAAAAGCAATTTTTCTTGATAATATTTCTGAGATTTTTCGCTGTCACAGGTTGAATCTGTAATTCTATAATCCATAGATTTTATTCCACTCGAATTTGGGTAACCACAATAACTAATTTGAATAGGAGCTGGTTTTAACACAAATGTATCTAAACGATTATCTCCAGTGTGAGCAGACAAGTCAAATAAAATATCAATGTTATGAGACTTTATCAAATCAGCAAATGCTGTGTTGGAATGATTTTTGATGACAAACCATTTACAATTTGGGAACATACCTTCTAAATTGACAATTTTTACAGAGTAACAATACACCTCGAAAATATCGTAGTTAATATTGTTCAAAATACTATGAATAAAATAAGCAACCGGATGACAAATAAAATCACCTGAAACAAACGCAATCCTGAGTTTTTTCCCATTTTTAACCATTTCACTTTTTGTTTCATATTTGAATAATTCTTTCTTAATTTTGTAATCCGGATTCCCCTCCTTCCAATCACTAATTACCTTTGGATAAATCTTATTTATACTTTTATGTAACCTAGAAACATACATTGGATCGTCAATTAAGTGAGAAATATAATTTACGTCTAACAACTTGTTTTGGTATGCCAAGCTCAGCCGAGGTTTGTGTTTTAAAGCATTGTTATAACAATCGATTGCACCAGTAAAGTCACACTCGTAACACTTTGCAAGACCCATATTCATGTGCATACTTGCTAATAACATTTCTTTATCAACTGATATATGAGCTTGTTTATAATTGGCAATGCCTTTTTCATAATGGTAAATTGCCTTATCTGTTAAACGTAATTCTGTGTACACTACCCCTATTTGGTTGTTGATATCAGGATCCAATGGATCGATTTCTGAAGCCAAATAAAAATAATATAATGCCAAGTCTCTGTCTTGAATTGCATAATATATACTACCAAGCCCATTCAAACACTTTACTTTGAATTGTTTTAACCCATCTACATTGTTTTTTTGCAATTCTTGAATTTTGATTTCTTTGTCCAAAATCCCAACAGCCAACTTGTAATGATATAAACTACTATCTAAATTATTGACTCTATGATACATAAAACCCATGTTGTAATGCAATTGGTAATCACATGGGTCTACCATTAGAACTTGACTTAAAAGAGCCAAGTTTTCTTCCACATTTGGGTTGAAAATAGTAAGGAAAATGAATATCATTCTAAATAATTCCATGGCATACGGATTGAAAGGTTCAAAGCTTAAACACTTTCTTAAATGTGCAATAGACACGTATAACGTATTTTTTTCGTTTTCATTAAATTCTGTTCGATTCAAATGTAAGCCTACCGTTCTGGCTAATAACTCTGCACTTATGTAATAGCATTTGTTTACTTGTGCTTTATATCTGTTCAATAACACTAAATTTTGCTCATCTAGAAATCTAATTATAGTGTTATTTCTTTGTATACAGTTGACATATAATTCATTGTTCACCGTCCCTGTTTCATCTAGCTCTTTTTTGCCTTGTTCATATAATCTTTTAAGTATGTCATGTTGTTTCACAAACTCTTCCATATTATTAAGCTCCTTTGGAATGTCTGGGAATACTGAATTGCCTTTTTCTGTCATATATTGTTTTTATTTAATGTTACTAACTTTTTAAATTATAAAATTTCAACGAAATAAACAAAACGAATTAAAATATTTATAGACGGAATATATTTGTAGTGTATTTAAAAAAATGAATTGATTTTTATTTAACACTCAAAGTTCAAATTAGTCATGGACAAACACACTGATCTGAAAATTTTACGAAAAAGAGTGAAAACATTGTTAAAGAAACCTCAACCAAAGCAAAGAACCCCTGAATGGTTTAAGCAACGTCAAACACGTATAACCGCAAGTGAAGCCGCATCTTGTTTCTATAAAACGGAAAAAGCATGCCAAGCATACATTAAGGAATTTAACATACAGAATTTCAAATTTAAGGATACAGAACCGTTAAATCCTTATGATACGAAAGAACAGTACATAATTAAAAAATGCAATTCTTTTTTTGGCATAAATACTTTCAAGGATAATCCCTATACAATTTGGGGGAAAAAATACGAAGATGTTGCTTGTAGACTATATGCAAAACTAAAAGATACTACTATACACGAGTTTGGGTTACTACCACATAGTAGATTAAAATGGTTAGCAGCAAGTCCGGATGGAATAACAAGTGATGGTGTAATGTTAGAGATCAAATGCCCCAAGAGTAGAAAAATAGTTGAAACCGCACCACCTTTATATTACTGGATACAATGTCAAATACAGTTGGAGTGTGTAAATTTAGATTTTTGTGATTTTTTGGAATGTGAAATTGAAGAATTGTCATCTGAAGACGAGTTTATGAATACAGAATTACAGGATAGACAAGATTTTGGGATTATTCTACAAGAAATTAAAAAAGTAGATGATGAATTCAAATATGTATATCCACCGATTGAACTAACTAAAAGAGAAGATTATTTGGAATGGAAAAATGATCATGTATCTAAATATCCAAATTGTACACCAATTTATTTTAAAATAACTAAATATAACATTATTCGAATAAAACGTAGTAAAAAATGGTTTGAAGATAATAAGGCAGACATTAAGGCAACGTGGGATATCATTACTCGTTACCAAAATAACCCAGATGATTTTGAAAAGTATAAAGAAAGTATAGAATTAATAAAAAATAAGGGATTCTTAGATAAATACCATTCTACCATATGTAATATAAATGACAACGAATCCGAATATTACTTTGACCGTACAGATATTATAGACGATAATAAAAATAATTGTAACATTGAATCATCAAATTAAAAAGGATGTGGCAGCTGATTGTAACAATAAATTAATGTGAAACAAAATAATTGTAACAATAAATTAATGTAAACAAATCAACGAATTAAATGTGATTGATATTTCTACAAATGTATTTTTAATTTAATTTATAATAATAGATTAAATTAATGTCGGTAAATTTAGTTGACTATATAAAAACCAAACACCCAGAAATAATACTTGATCTAAACCCTTTGGAGTCTAAAAACAATGAAGCCATTGGATTTGTGCTATCAGAAGGTCAATTGGTTGTAGGGTATGTACAAAAAGACGGGACTTTATGTAAAATGCATGAACCAATTAATGTTTCAAATTTGAGTGATATACATATTTCATTTATTCCATACACTGAAAGTGTTGGTGAAGACAACATGCTGCTTACAATAACAGAAAAGGGGATAGAAACAGATGATGACCAAAGAAGTAAAATCATCCAACAATTGATAACTCTACCAAAGTCAAAGAGTGACTGTAAAGTCATATATGACACTGATAACAATCTGCACTTTACAACACAAAATGATACATCAATTGAACAAATAAAAAACATAAAAAGAGAATACAAAGAACAAATTGCCAAATTACAAACGATTATCAGTGAAAAAGACGCTTTATTGCAAAAAATAAAAGAGTTTAACGGGTCTTTTATAAAACGTGTCAAAAATACCAATATCGATATTAAACAAGTTTGTGAAAGGTATTCAAATGAAAAAGCCACAATGTCCGCCGAACTGGATACTGCTTATTCTATATGTAAAGACGTTCAACTGAATTCTTATATTGATGCCATCAACGGATTACAAAAAGAACTTGAAGATTTAAATGAAAACAAACTCAATCAGGTACACATTTCATACCACAAAGATCAATGCATCAACAAATTAATGAACGAGAAAAAGCAAATCGCTAAAGAAATAAAAAAAT